CTTCAGAGGGTCCTTCGGTGGGGTCAGCGAGGTCGGCTTCTCTTCTGGCGTGGAGTTCTTTGGTGAGGGCTTCAGCAATTTCTTCAACTCCTTCAGCAGCTTCGTCGAAGGCTCCATCTCTGATTTATTGGGCAATTTCGGCAACTTGTCCGGCAAGTTTAGTGTCAGTGAGAACGACCTTTTGGGTTTCAGCAACCAATTCAGAAACTCTGTCGAGTTGATCAAGGACTCCATCGGCATCGGAATCGGAGGCTTCAGATAAGGCTGATTTAATGGCTTTTTCTTATTCTTCAAGGGAATCGAGGGAAGATTCAACAGCGTCTTCTTGTTCTCTAACTCTAGTAATGGCATTTTCAACAGCTTCTTCGGCCTGGTCTCTTTCATTGGTGTCGAGGAATTCGAGGGCATTGTCGAGTTGGGCTCTAACGGCGCTATCAGCGTTTTCATTTTCCAACAAATCATTAATGGCAAGAACAAGGGCGGAGTTGTTATCGTCTTCGAATTATTCAACCAATTCTTCAAGGGATCCTCTGAGTTCTTTAAGAGCGTCTTTCTTTTCTTCAAGAGCAGCGACTTCATCACTGTTGGAGTTTCTGAAGTCTTCAAGGGCTTAAGTAAAGGCTTCTCCGTCAAGTCCAACTTCTTCGGCGTTATTCACTCTTCCGACGGTGGTTTGGATGTCTAAGTTCTTGTATTCTCTTTGGGCGAAGTTGTGTAAGTTTTCAAGAGCTTCAAAGGAGGCGGCTCTGTCGTTTTCTTCAAGGGCTTCGGTGGCAGATTCAACGAGGGCGTCAAGTCTGTTAACAGTATCTTCAAGAGCCAATTCGGCGGGGCTTCTGTTGTTGTCTCTGATATCTAGTCCTTCTTCGGGTTCAACTCCGTTTCCTTCTTCTTGTTCTTCGGCTCTTTCGTGAACATCATCAAGTTCTCTGTTATTGGGGTCAACTAGGTCTCTGGAGATTCTTCTGATAGCATCGGCGGCTTCTTCCCATTTTTCATCGGCCAAAAGTTAAGCGGCAGCTTCAGCGTTGGCTTCAACTTCAACACTAACTTCAACGACGGATTGTCTAGTTTGGATTGAGTGGATCAATTTTTCAAGAGCTTCAGCAACTCCTTCACTATCTCCATCATTGGCAGCTTCTTCAGCTTCTTCGAGTAATTCTTATTGTCTTTCAACAGCTTCAATAGATCTGTCAAGTGAATCAAGGTCTTATTGGACATAATCCAAAGCTTTTTCAAGTTAAGAAACTACTTCAAATTCAGTGTCAAGTTCAAAGTATTGAGCAGCAGTTTTAACAGCCCATCTAGCTTTGGCATTCAAGTTTTCT